GATTGAAATGACTACCTGGTATTTCGATTCGCTCTACGGCTTAGACGCAAATAACGGAAAGAGTCAAGATAAAGCAAAACGATATTATGAGGTCTTCGCTAATGTGGGATTTCCTGGTGCGGCACAGGGGGATACCTATCTTTTCAAGCGTGGAACCACACAAGCAATTTCTATTTTAAATATAGGAGTGGGATCTGGGGCAGGCACCACGCAGAGAACGCGGTATGGTGCTTATGGCATTGCGCAAGTTCCTTATTCAATCTGGACTCCTCCTCCAACTGGAACGCTGAATAATAGCTTTATTCTAAACGGCAGCGGTAGGAGTTATATCGATTTTGAAGATATGTATTTCGATGCGCTGAACCGCGCTACTTATACTCTTTATCTTGTCGCTAGTGGTGGCACAGGGAATTCGGGTCACAGATTTCAGCGATGCTATTTTGCCAATACCGCCCCAGGTGCTAATGGAACAGGGCTATTTTTCGGAGGTACTGATACATCAACGGGAGACACGAGCGACTATCTTTTCGAAGATTGCCACTTCCTCAACAATCCCGTTCATGGAATGCTTGTCAATGGCGCACATGGGGTCGTTGTCAGGCGCTGTAAATTTTACGGCAATGGTTTCAATGCCCCAGCGGGAGGTCACGGATTCTCCAACAAATACCGGCTCCAGGAATTTACCTCGTCAGGATGGATGCAGGCTGGATTGGTCTGGTATAGAGCTTTGGCGGCGTATCAGGCCGATGTGTACTATGTCACGACGAAAGTCAGCGGGTATGGCAGGCTCAACAAAAATACAATCAATCCAACTACTCCTAGTGCCGGCGAATTTGGCGTTTCCGGCGGAAATCTTTATATCAATATCAACTCGGTCACAAATCCGGCTAGTCAATCCGTAAAATATGCCTGGGGGCGCTGCTGCAATTTATTGGTGGAGGATTGTGAGGCTTATGACAACGTCAACGACCCATCTTCACCTTTTGTTGAGGGTCATGGTTTCGCTTTTGATAACTGGACTGACGACTCGGTATTCCGGCGGAATAAGTCATACAACAACGGCGGCAGTGGATTCTCCATTAATATGGGCGACCGCAACATCCTCGAGTCCAACATCGCATACGGGAATCAGGCATCGGGAGCGGTGCTGGCATCCTCGTGGGGAAGTGTCCTGCGCCACAATACATTTTTCGATAATAATCTGGGTCCATCCGGCATCCGGAATAATGGGGAAATAAGCGCTTTTCCGAACTGCAAGAATGGCAACATTACGAACAATGTTCTGCGCCATATTGGTGACCGGTTTTATGGTGTCGATATTTTCCCTGATGTGACCGGATTTACTGGACAGAACAATTGCATATGCGGCTACCTGAACACGGACCGTGGCTCGGCATTGACCGACACCATTACCGACAATCCGCTGCTCGATGCCCGCCACCGCCCGCAGGCAGGCGCGATCAAGCGTGCCGGGGCCTACCTGGGCGGCAGGGATTTCAGCGGCAGGACATTCCATAACCCTCCGAGCATTGGCGCGGTGGATGCTGCGGCGGAGCCGCCGGCACGCTATCTGTTTGTGAAAGCATGAATTTGTAAATCATAAATCCTGCGTAAATCCTGCAATAGCCGCCTCCGGGCGGCTTTTTGTTTTGGCACGCAGCATCATGACGACAATTCGATTCTATCAATTCCGCGCAGCGGACCCGCTCACTGGGTTAAGCAGTTGGAGGAAAAGCCAATGGCGATGAAAACCGATGATCTTACGGATGAAGCAATCACGAATCCTGCTCCGGAGGATGTAGAGACGCTGGAGAACGCGGCTCCCGCGCCAGACGACCAGATGGCGAAAGACGAGTCCAGCCCGGAAGAGCAGGAAGGCCCGGCTAACGGCGCGGGGGAAGACGAGCCGATCGTCCATACGAAGAATGGCAAGGGGATCATTCCCTACGGAAGGCATAAAGCATTGCGTGTGGAAAACTCGGTGCTGCGCGAGCAGCTTCAGGCTGCTCAGCTGGAAAACAGAAAGGCGGCTGAAAGGCTCGAAACCCTGTTGAAGCAGAAGAATGAGGATGCGCAAGGAATGGATGGCGCAGTCTCCGATGAAGCCCTGGCAAAGCATCTCCAAAGGCTGGAAGCAGATATGCCGCAGGTCCACCAGGTCATTACCGCCGTACTGGAGGGAAGCCGGAAGCAAGGCAAAAAACTCGAAAATACGCTGAATGAGCTGAGGCGCGAGCAGGAAGCATCGGCTCGCGCCCGGCAACTCACCGTGGAGGAGCAGATCGCCGAAGCCAAGGATGGCAACCCGGACCTGGTGCACTGGGAAAGCAATGATCCGCAGGCATGGGAGGAAGCGCTGAAACAGGACGAAATTCTCCGGACCAGCAGCAAATGGACGGGAAAGTCTTTTGCTGAAAGGTTCGAAGAGGTTGCACGCCGCGTGAAGGCAATCATGCCGGAAGCTTCCATGCCAAAGCAAGCCGACCCGGAGCAGACCAGGGTTGACGTACGAGCCAGGCTTGAAAATGCCCCGGCAAGAAAGCCCACAACCCTATCGGATATCCAGGGCGGAGCCCACCCCGCTTCCGAGCGCGATCAGATCGAAAACCTGAGCCCGCATGAACTGGCCAAGCGATTGATGAAGATGCCCTCGCAGCAGGCAGCAGCTTTAAGAGCCGAACTCGATTAAAAAGGACCCAATGAAATGGCTGAAACAAATGTTCCAAGCGGCAGCCCGATTGCCGTAAAACACTATAGCGCCGCGCTTTTCGCCAACACCCTGAAGGGCACTTCAGCCCTGGAAAACCTGGTGGGGCCGGTCGAGCCTTCCGCCACCATGGAAAAATTTGCCGGCCAGACCCAGCCCGGAATGCCTCTGGTGAGGATCGACAACCTGATGAAAGGCGCAGGCGAGGTGGTGGCCCTCGACCTGGTCGATACCGTTGGCGGGGAACCGCTGATGGGTGATATCAACCGCGAAGGCAAGGGCAGCACCCTTTCGTTTTCCTCCATGGAAATCAAGATCGACCTGGCAAGCAAGGTCATCGACGCGGGCGGCAGCATGTCTCAGCAACGCACCAAGCACAACCTGCGCGAAATTGCCCTGGCGCAATTATCCGGCTATTTCCCCAGGCTGGACACGCAGGAATCGCTGGTGCATCTCGCCGGCGCCCGTGGGTCGCAGATCGGAACGGACTGGACCATTCCCCTCCAGAGCGCACCGAATTTCACTTCCGTCATGGTCAATCCCGTCAAGGCGCCCACATTCAACCGGCATTTCGTGGTGAATGGCGCAAACCTGGTTCAAGGCGGGCAGCAGCTGGGCGCCGTCGTTTCCACGGATCAGCTCAAGCTCAGCCATCTGGATAATTTGCGCAAGCGGATCGACGACATGGACCAGCCCCTGCAATCGGTGAAGCTGGCCGGGGACAGCGCCGCGCAGACCTCCAGGATGTGGGTGTTCGTCGCCACCCCGAACCAGTATTCGATCCTGCTTACCGAAGGCTCCCTGCGGGCATTCCAGCAAAACGCGGTAAACCGGGCGGCATACCTCGATGGCCGGCATCCCCTGTTCGCCGGAGAAGTGGGCATGTGGAATGGCATCCTGGTAATCAAGAACGAGCGGGCAATCCGCTTCATGCCGGGAGATACGACCAAAATCGTGACCGCCGCGAACGCGCCCACCGCCGCCGAAACCGATCAGGCAATTAATCCGGCTCTGGCTGCGGGTTATGCGGTGGAGCGGGGTCTCCTTCTGGGGGCACAGGCGCTTGGCGTAGCCTACGGCAGAACCAAGATCAGCGGAATGCAGTTTGGCTGGAAGGAGCACTGGTACAACTTCGAAAGCAACCTGGAAGTCATGGGGGAAAAAGTATGCGGCAAGGCCAAGGTCCGGCTTTCCATCGATGATGGAACAGGAACCAAGGTGCCGACCGATTTTGGCGTGATCGCAGTCGATTCCGCTGTATCGCTGTAATCCCCGCAAGCGCTGTGTTCCAGCCTACCAATGCCATTCTTCAAGGAGTGTATCGATGGCCACTTTCAACGCACCAGATCTGGTTACTAAAAACCGCCACATGGGCGGATATGGCAACGCCGTGGTGGTTTACGGCTCCGTAACCCCAGCGGCAGCCGCGGTCGGGGATGTGTACCGCCCGGTCATCATCCCTGGAGGCCTCGACGTGACCGATATCGATATCGTCAACGACGATCTCGATACCGCCGGAATGCCCGCTATCGGATGCAAAATCGGTTTTGCGCCGGTCAATGCGAACGAGGGGCCGACGGCCGATGATGCCTATTTTTCCGCAAGTGGCAACGCTCTGTTTCGCAATGCAGGGCGTACCACGCTGGCTTTTCAACCCCTCAAGTTCGAAAGGCCGGTATTCCTGACCATCACGGTTACCGCAGCCGCAGCCACCTTCGCTGCCGGCAAGGTAACCGCGATCGTCAAGGGCGACGGCATAGGCATCAAGTAACAGGGCGGGTGAAAAGCAAACCAGGGCGGCCGCCCTCATACCACACCAAGCACGCTAAGCACGCTAAGAACATCAAACGGAGGCCGCTCCTTTTATGGGAGCCTGATATGCCATTAGTGAAATACATCGGCAAGACCGTCAAGACCGACAGCATCGGCCGGATCGGCCTGCGCTGGGAACCGGGCCAGGTTCGCAGCGTGACCGCCGAGATGGCGGAGCGCCTGCTGCCATTTTCCGATAGCTGGGCGAAAGCAGACAAGCCCGCGGATAACGGGAACGATGACCATCCGGACGGCGCTATCGGCCTGCTCGCGGAAGAAGCGCGGATGGAAGAACCGATCCCCGTGGTCGATTTTCACGGCATGGATAAAGTGGCGCTGGCCGAGTTCGCTCAGCGCAACTACAACCAGAAGCTGGACAAGCGCCAGAGCAGGGAAGCGCTGCGGCAAAAAGTGGTCGCCCTGTTTTCGCAGCACGAGCTGGATAAGTGATCCTAAATCCGGCAGTCGGCCGCTCGTTTTCAGATTAAGGCTATGATCTATAAAAACTTTTCTCAGTACTCGGCGCTCATCTATATGGTGAGTTCGCTACAGGGCGGATTGTGCAATTTTTGCGGTACATGGCAGCGTTGCAACTCCTTGGAATGGAATAGCCATTCCGCGTCGTTGCGTCTTGCCCCGCACGCCAAAAGCCGCACACTCCATCCTGTCCAACTGCCGGATTCAGGATGATAGCATTCACCTATCGGTCGGCGGTCGATCTTGCGCGCATCCCGTTGAACGATGCGAGCAAGGACAGATATCCGGATGACATACTGCTGGCGTTCGCCAACCAGGGCGTGCTGCAGATACTGAAGCGCCGGCCTGATCTTTTCTCCCAGCAATTCGTCCCATGGCCCGATTGGGCCGACGGCGAAAGGCTGCTGGACGATG